TCGTGGACTGAAATATGGCCCATATCGCCCAACTCTCACCATTATTGACGACGGAGAAGGCGAATCCAACACAATGACGGAACTTTCGAGAGAAAAATTTAAAAGATGGTTCAATGCAGCAGTAATCCCAGGCTCCACAGACGCAAAACTCTGTTTCGTGGGAACAATTGTTGATGATAATTCGTATTTGAACCGTATAGCGGGACGCAGATCATACAATAAGGCCGGTGAAAAAATGACAAAAGGTTGGAAATCTCTATTTTATCAGTCCATACCACAAAAGACAGAACCTGGAATGGTTGCGGCGTCCGGTAAAGAAATAAGAAAAAACGACAAAGTTCAGGTCTTATGGCCCGAACATAGATCGTATAAATGGCTAAAAGCTGAAAAAGAGCGTCTTTCTTCAGAAGGCCATGTGTCATATTTTTATCAGGAATACCAAAACATCCCAATGGATGATTCTTTCAGGGTATTCAAGGAAGCTGACATCCAGTATTGGGAAGGTTATCATGTGAAATCTGGGGATCAATCATATTTGAGTGTTTCAGGCGATAAAGGCGAAAAAAGAGTGCCTGTTAATATTTTTATGGGTGTAGACCCAGCATCATCCGAGAATGTTAAAGCGGACTATACCGTAATCATGGTTATAGCTGTTGATCCGAAATTTAATATTTATGTGGTTGATTATTTCAGGGGCCAGGTATCACCGATGGATGGGGCGGACCGTATCTTTGCAATGGCCGACCTATATTCACCAAAAGACATTAAGATCGAAGAAACCGGTCATGTGATGTTAGCAGATTATATTCAGCGCCGCAGTAAGGAAACTGGCCGATTCTGGAACATTAATGGCAAAAAAGCAATTAAAAACAAATACTATAGAATTAAGCAGATGCAACCTTATTTTGCATCTAAAGCCGTATTTATGAAACAAAACCACTATGATCTGATAGACGAACTATTACAATTCAAGGAAGTGGGTACATTCAAAAAGGATACCCTGGACGCATTGCGTTGGGCGTTAGACGATGTATGGAAACCTAATCTCCAATTCAAAGACAATGTTTGGGTTGAACCGAGTATTGTGAAAATAAGATCCGATTGGGAAACCGGAAGGATAACGGTCAACTGATGCCTATCAGCCTAAGTCAAATGAAAATGCCCGAAGTGGGATATACGGAAGTGAGAAACGAGTATACTCTCTATAAATCCAGTGGTGAAGAATGGCGCTATCAGATGGCAGAAGATGAAGATTTTTATCTCGGCAACCAACTGACAGACTCCCAAAAAGGATACCTTGAATCAGTTGGGCAACCTGCTGAAGCAAACAATAAGATCAGGCCAGCAGTTGAAACCGTATTGGCAAATATAGCGGCGGCATCACCTGAATGGGATGTTAGACCTATAGGAAAAACAGATAATGACCTGGCTTATGTGTGTAATCAAATGTTAGATTGGGTATGGCGCGAATCGGATGGTGACATCCAGTTCAGGAAGGCCTGTAAAGACTACATCATCAAAGGATTGGCGTATTTGTATGTCTTTCCAAACTGGAACGCAGATGCTGGTTTAGGCGGCGTTCGCTTTCGTAGGCTATCACCCGAATCTGTATTTGTTGATCCAAATACAATGCTACCAGATTTTTCAGATGCTTCGTCTATGTTATTCTCGGACTTACATACCAAAGCATCACTAATAGCTTCGTTCCCTCAATATGCCAAAAAGATTGAAGAGGCAAGGGAAGATCACGAAGTGAATGAACAAAGTAGCGGAAGATATTCAAGAGATCAAGTAGGGACCCGTGCTGATGTAAGTAAAGATCATCAGGCGATGGTTAGAAAATATGTAAGATTTAGCAAAGTGAATGTTCCAATGGCATTAATAACAGACATGAATACAGGCAGTTCAAAAAGGTTTGACAAAGAAACCTACATGGGACTGCTCTCCGACCCCCGTTATGGTGCATTGATCAACGAAGGAACAATTACGGAAGAATTGATATACGATCAGAAAATCAGGGAAGTAGCCTTTTTTGGAGATGAACTAATATATGATGAAACTCTCCCCATTTCCCTATATCCCATAGTACCGGCCTGTAATGAGCATACATCTACTCCGTATCCCTCTGGAGATGTTCGCCATGCGAAAACACCCCAGCGTATGCTCAACAGGACGGAAGCACTATTGATCTCACATACTACTGCTACCACTAATTTTAAACTGCTCTATGAGGACGGGGCGCTCGACCCAGGTGAAGTGAATAAGTGGCACATACCAAATGCTCTGATTCGCGTGAATCCGGGGGCGTTAAAGGAACAAAAAATAAAAGAGTTTGCCCCGCCCTCAGTAAGCAGTCAGCTATATTCCGAAAAACAACGCTATGAACTTGATATTGAACAAGTCTTTGGGGCCTATAAATACCTACAAGGATCATCTTCAGATGCGCCGGGATCAGTAGGTGAAGCGCAAATAATTGATGAAGCGGTGGCGCGTAAACAGAATTGGAAAATTCTTCCTATTTACGATATGATTACAAAGTGTTCGCGCGTGGTGCAAGAATGGATGCCCCATGTCTATACCCAACAACGTATCCTTCGGGTTGTTAACCCCGATGGCGATGCAAAAGAATTAACGATAAACGAACCTGTGGTAGACGATAAGACCGGTGCTGTGATGAAAATGTATGATATGCAGTCAGCAAAGGTTGATGTGAAGGTAGTAATCGGCAGTACCAGGGCGAAGTCCCCAGCCGCTGATCTACAACGCGACCTGGCGCTTTTAAATGCTGGTATCTATGATAAAACACAGGTGATTATGAATATGCAGGGTGATTTAGATAAATCATCACTCATTGCCCGTCACAGCGAAATTCAGCAATTACGCGGTGCAGTTGAGCAGATGGAAGGCCAACTGAAACAGTTACAGGGCGATATGCAAACCAGAGAAAGAGAAATATTCCACGCCAATATGAGGGCGGAAATTGCCGAAGCTACCAAGTCTACTTCACAGGCGGTTAGCAATATTAAGGCAAATGCAAAACTTGAAGAAGCGAGACAGAGAGATGCCTCAAAAAAGGTAAATGAGGGTGCATCTTCTGTTCTAAACGCGATTAACTCTACAACAGCGGCTCCGGCTATCGGATAACCGCACCATAAAGGAGCATCGAATGGCTAATGAACAAGCACAGGAAAGTACACAACCAGCTGGAGATAACCGGGGCGGAGATTTTATGATGAACACATTAGATGCGTTCAACAAAGGTCCGTCAGAAGGCTCTCCCGATGAAAATCAGGCTGATGGTGGAAACACTGTCGAAGATAGTGCTGAAGCACAACCACAAATGTCGCCACAGGAAAAGGAAGGATGGCTCATTGAGAATAAGTTTCGCAATGATGCCGAAGGCCGGGATAAATTGGCTAATTCCTATCGTTCCCTGCAAGGTGAGAAGGATAAACTATCAAACGAGTACGGCGAAAAGGAAGAAAAGTACAGGCAACTGGATCAACTTGACACTTTTTTGCGTGCGAACCCCGATGTGGTAGAAAACCTTCGTGGCAATATTGAAGGAAAAGTCAACCAGAGTAAAGCACCGGTAAAACCGGATGATTACGATCCCTACGAGGAATCTATCGAAGGATCAGACTCATTCAAATACCGGCACGCTTATGATAAGTACCTGGTTCAGCAAGGCTCTAATGAGGCCCGCAAGGAACTTGACGGTTTTCGTCAGGAAATGCAGGCCAAAGAAGCAGTCCAGGCTGAACAATCGGTACTTCACAATCTTGGGTTGAACGATTCCGATATTCAGGAATACCGTGACTTTATCAATGATCCGAATGTCGTCACACCTGAAAATCTTGTCAATATTTGGCGGATGATGAGTCAGCAAAACTCTGGAAATACTGCAACGGGAAATTCCCCACAAACTCAATCTGAAGGCTCTCCTGGTCGAACGAGCCTCGCAAGCGTTAGCGGAGTTACACCTTCTCCGTTGAAATCGTCAACGAAAGAAACAAACGAGTTTATGGATGGTATAATGCAGTTTTCCAATAATTACACCCCTGATAGGAAATAATAATGGCTACTACTACTTATGGTACCGGTACTGCAGTGCAATTCAGCGATGGAACGCAACGGCAGGTATTGGAACTTGGAAGTAAAATTCACTATTACAACCCTGATGTAACACCTATATTTTCAATCTTCGGAATGAAAAGCATGGTAACTCCCGTCCCTA